AAGCTCAGGTCTTTGAAGGATCTATCGTAAATGCTACGATTGAAGATCCGGGTAAAGATTATCCTATTGATAACGAGACAACTGTAACAGTATCCGGTGACGGAACAGGAGCCACATTTGTTCCTATTGTCGATCCTAATACTGGTGAGATTATTAAGGTAGTTGTTGATTCTCCTGGTACTGGATACACGTATGCGGTACTCGAGGTTGATGGCACAGGTACTGGCGCGAATATTGAGGCACTCATTGCAGGATCGGATATTTCTGGATTCCAATCAATTATCGAACAGACTTCAGTCGAGGGTGCGATATACGCAATCAATGTTACGAATCCGGGTGAAGAATATTCGGCAAATACTGTCGTCACAATAGAGGGAGACGGCGAAGGTGCGGTTGCAGAAGCGGTCACTGATAATGGTGAAATCAAAGAGATTATAATGACCGAATATGGATCCGGTTATTCGTATGCAAATGTTGTTATTAATGATCCGACTCGGGACGGTCCCGGTACGAATTTTGTGGATGCAGAAGCATATGCAATACTTCCTCCGATCAATGGGCACGGATTTGATGCAGTAACCGAACTGTTTGGAAGAACTCTGGCAATATATTCGGTAATTCGTTATGATAATCTACTCGATCTGATTGAACAAGATTATCGACAGTATGGTATTATACAGAATCCTCGAACACTTTCTGGTAATCGCAAACTTGTCGAGAGTTCACTTCTTACTGATTTTGAACTACGATTCGATAATACCGCCGGTATAGAGGTTGACGAGGTCCTTATAAATAATGATGTTAGATACCGAGTCGTAAGCATTGATGGAACGACAGTAAGACTGCAACAACTATCATCAATCTATAAGATACCCTCGTCGGTATTCTTTAAGCAGAGTGATCCGTCGCAGACATATAATCTGGTCAATGTTTTCTCTGCACCGATCGTAAATAAATACTCAGGTAATCTACTGTATACAACGAATCGTGGACTCTTTGAACCATCCGATGATCTTTCATTTACGGTAAGATCATTCCTTGAGTTCAAAACCGCTTCATAATTAAGGATTATTAGGAATGGCAATAGACTTAAATCGAGAACCATATTTTGACGACTATGATCCGAATAAAGAATATTATAAAATTCTTTTTCGGCCTGGTTATGCAGTCCAGGCACGTGAACTCACTCAGATTCAGACGTTGTTACAAAAACAGGTTGAGCGGTTCGGTGATCACGTATTTCGTGAAGGAAGTATAGTTCTTGGCGGCGATTTTGATTATCAGAGAAAAACACCTTTCGTAAGATTATCGGGCATAAACGCCAGTGAAGGTAATCTTGACCGATTTATTGGTGAGACCATTGTTGGCCTAGATTCGGACCTCAGTGCATTTGTTATTACTGGCACAATTGACGAGGAAGAGGATGCGATTGTCCTTTATGTGCGTTATCTAAATTCAAATGACAGCGATGAAACATCATTTCGTCCTGGTGAAACAATTTCAATAGATACAATTGGATTTCCAGCGACTGTTGAGAATAGTAGTGAATCGACTGGATTCGGAACAATTTTTACAATATCCGAAGGCGTAGTATATTCGAGAGGTTATTTTGTAAGTTTCCCTCGCGGAACAATTGTTATTGATAAGTACGACACCAATGCGACTAAGACAGTTGGATTCAGAGCTGAACAACCTCGTATTGCAACAGCAGATGAAGACCCAAGCCTTTTGGATAACGCAAGAGGATCGTCAAATTTTGCAGCGCCCGGAGCCAATCGTCTTGTTCTCTCTCTCACGCTTGATGCACTTGACCCAGCCGAGGCAGAATTCGATGATAACTTCACCGCTTTTCTTCAGGTGAATGAAGGCGAGGAGGGCGAGTCAGAAGAAAGAACTCAGTATGCCCGCGTATATGAAGAGATTGCAAAGCGTACGTCGGATGAATCCGGAGATTACTATGTCCGAGGCATGACCATTAGAACAAGAGAGGATCTTGATACCGGACTTAACGAGGGGTTTAATTTAAACGGTGATCCCGATAAGTTATGTATTGATATTGAACCCGGTCTTGCGTATGTGAAAGGTTATGAAATTAATAATAAGCAGACAAAACATCAGATTATTGATAAGGGTGTTGACTTTAAATATATTAACAACGCCATTGTAAACGCTCGAACCGGAGGGTTCATTACTGTAAATGAAATTGTTGGTGCTTTTGATGTAGATGAAGGGACTTTGATCGATCTGTACGATACATCAGAGGCCAGAGTTACAAATTCTATTAATGCAAGTGCAACACCATCCGGTTCACAGATCGGTACTGCTCGAGTAAAAACTGTTGCATATGATTCTGGTACTCTTGGTAGTCCAGACGGTAGTCTCCAGTTGTATCTTTTTGATATTAATATGACCGGCGGTTCTGTAATTTCAGATGTAAATGCCGTTGAATCAAATGGATTCTTTGCGGATATCGATGTTGGTTTAACTGAAAATATTGATAATACACTTATTTACAGACTTGGCACATCTGATACAAGAAAACTGCGGTCCGAATCCCAGCTTGAAAATTCGACTGATACGTCGTTTACATTTTATACGACGCAGACATCAACCATTGCGCAGAACTCAAAGGAGATTAATGTATCATCTCCTGAACAGTTGGCGTATACCGTCGGTGTATTGTCTGCTCTTGAAAAGAGAGATATCTTTGTTTCGTTGAATACAGCACTCGGTGCGCCTAATGATCTTGTTGAAGGTCATCATTTTGATCTTACCGATCCGTCAGTAACCGTTGAGGCTACATCAACCACGAGTCTGAAAATTAACCTTGGTGACCAGTTCGAGACGATTTCGACTAACGCCCCGGTAACCGTATCGCTCAAGGTAAGACGTGCAGAAATCTTTGAGAGCACAAAAGAACTGATTCCTAATGTATACGTAAAGATCGGATTTGATGAATCTAACGCTCCGTCAGTGAATGGCCCAATCCCCCTTGGGTTTGCCGACGTATATCGTATTAAGGAAATTCGCCGAAAGAATGGATCAGATTTTGCAGACGAAACCGAGGGTGAGGATGTAACAAACTTCTTTACGTTTGATAATGGTCAACGCGATAATTACTATGATCATGCTGTAATCAGACCTCGTGGTATTACACTCGCAGCTGATGATTACTTACTTATTCGTCTTGATTATTTTAATACAGATACACACTCATACTTCTCGGTAGATTCGTATCCGATTGACGATACTCAGGAAACAGACTCAACGATCTTTACGTATCAAATTCCATCATACGTAACATCATCGGGCGAAGAGTACTTTCTTCGAGACTGCCTTGACTATAGGCCGATCAAAACTAAAACAGCTAATAACGCGTTGATCGTCTCAAATGCATCGATGAATCCCGTTATTACGAACGATTTTATTACGAATATAACAACGGGCAAACTACTCATTCCTTTGCCCTCGAGTAGAATCGAGTTGGATTACTCGTACTACCTCGCTCGTAGAGACGTGCTGACGCTTGATCGTGATGGTAACTTTTCGACCGTTCATGGTACACCATCAGCTAATCCAGTGACACCGTCAGTATCTGAAAATGTGATGGGTATTGCAAATATCTTTATTCCGCCGTATCCATCAATCTCTCAGACTTTCGCAAGGATTCTAAATCTAAGAGAAGATTTTTGTACGCATGAACGTATTGCTCAGAAACGTTTTACGATGCGTGATATCGGTGTTCTTAAGGACAGAATTGAAAATCTTGAATACTATAACGTTCTGAATTTACTTGAAAAAGAAACATCAGATCTGCAGATTCTTGATGAAAATGGTCTTGATAGATTTAAGAATGGATTTCTTGCTGAAGGGTTTCTTGATCACTCACTTGGTGATACAACGAATCCTGATTACAATATTGCTATTGATAAAGTCGAGCAGGTTATTAGACCGGTTTTTGAAATGGACTCTTTTGATTACGAGTATGACTCAAGTCTCAGTACACTCGGGCGAGTAGGTAATCTACTTCATCTGCCTATTGAATCGGAAGAAATCCTTGCCGAACAGAATAACGTAACGACAACAAGAAACGTCGAGCAGTCAGTCTATCGATTCATTGGTAACATTGAATTGGATCCTGATAATGATACATGGGTTGATGATACGACAGTCGATAAGAATATTGAGTTCGGTAACGATCTACCAAGTGATAAACTCATGTTTACTGACTGGGGTTCATGGGAAACTAATGTTGTAGGTTACGATGTCTCAAGGCAGGCTGGCGGATGGACCGGACTTAAATTTAAGTCGGGAAATAAGAAATCAACTGCTCAACATCTAAACACGTTCAGTAGTTATGCCGCGGCAAGAGCAGCAGCAAGAAATCAGGCCTCGTATAGAGGATTTACTGGCGGAAGAACCCAGGGTGTTGTTGAAACACTGACTCAGGAAGAACGCGCCGGTATACAGACAACTGTAAACTTCGAAAAGGAAACACAACAGCTTGGTAATTTTGTTACCGATGTGTCGCTGATTCCTTATATCAGACCACAGGCTATTAATATCTACGCGTCGGGTATCAAACCGCGTACACGTCACTTCGTCTTCTTTGACGGTGAAGATGTTACGCAGTATGTCCGTCAGTACGAGAGCATTGAAAATCCGACTACCTTTACATCGGAAGGGTCCGATCTTCGTACGAATGAGTTCGGTGAGATTCGTGCCGTACTGTTCCTACCTTCTGAAGGCAAGAGATTCCGCACCGGTACAAAACAGGTTGTCATAACCGACAATTTAACAGACTCATTGGAAGATGTTACATCACGGGCGGAAACATCATTCATTGCTTCTGGTCTGAATGTTCAGAAACAAAACACAACTCTTTCTACCAAGATTCCGACGACCGCAAATCCAGAGGAAGTTTTTGAAACAAGAAACAAGAGTGTAGTTGATACAAAGGTCGTCGGGCCATCGTGTATTGCATATACATTCCGCGTTGATGTTCCGACTGGTCAGGAAGGCACGTTTATCACATCGGTTGATCTGTTCTTCCAACAGTTTCATCCCGAGCTTGGATTTAGAGTTCAAATTCGCGAACTTAACTCTGGCGGCAATATTACACAAAGTGTATTACCATACTCAGAGGTATGGGTTGATCGTAAGATTCAAGATTCATCGGGTAATCGGATTGATAATCCTATTCTACAGACCTCGGATGACGGATCTGCGCCGACAAATGTTGAGTTTAAAGCGCCGGTATTCTTATATAATGAAACCTCGTATGCAATCGTAATCTCCGCAGAGAATATTAATCCCGATACTTATCTTTGGATTTCTCGTCTCGGTGAGACAGATCTTATTGCTGGTACTCCTGTTACGTCACGCCGTTTAACCGGTGCAATCTATACCACGAATAACTCTGTTAATTGGGACATTGTGCCACAAGCAGATTTAAAGTTCAAGTTATATAGAGCAAAGTTTGCAACAGATACAAACTATACTGGTATTATTAAGAATAAACCATACGAGTATTTTAATCTAACAAACGTATCGAGCAACTTTAATAACTTTGGTGAGACCATTCGAGGATCTGATCGAGCATCAATTACAATTACTAGTGGTTCAGTAAATGTCGGTAATGAGATTGTCGGTCAGACATCTAATGAATCGGGTAATGTTATAACTCCTATTGATGGCTCAGTATATCTAACCACTGCATTTGGTCTGCAGTCCGGCGAAACAGTACAGTTCCTCGATGGTACAACCGTGGTTGCAGAAGGTACTATTAATTCGGTTGAGAATGGTTCTGCTATACTAAAGAAATATGTGCCTTCTACTCAAAAGATGCAACTGTCAAATTCAAACGGTCTCTTTTTTGACGGAGGTGCAATTCGTGGTGAACTCTCAGAGTACACTGGCGAAATTGATTCATTCGGTACTTTCCCGTATAGTACATCTACATTGAAACCAGACTTTATTAACTTTGATAATACAACATGTGAATTTGAAAAACGTGGTCGATTCTCTGAGAACGGCGCATTCGATGAGTATGTCGAAGGAAATCCAGATGCAACGACTGAATTTGATGTAGAATACGCTCTGTTTTCAAGATCGGAAGAGATTAGGTTATTTGGTCAAAATAATTATTCTACCGATGCAAAAATTAATATTCAGTCAGACAGTGAGTATATCTCACCGATTCTTGATCTTTCAAGGGCACATTCAATATATGTGCATAATACCATAAACGGTGATGTTACCGGAGAGGATGAGTCATCTGGCGGCGATCTCATTAATAAGTATATCTCGAAGACCATTACTCTTGCTGATGGACAGGATGCTGAGGATCTTAATGTATTCCTCTCGTCATATCGACCGCCTTCTGGTGCTTCCATCGAAAATAATATTCGTGTTTGGATGAAGATAAAAAATGGTGAGGATCCAACACCATTTAGTGAAAGACCTTGGATGGAGATGAATAGTAATAATACTGAATTCTCGTCAATCGATAATGAGTCAGATTTTATTGGTATTGAATTTAACGTTGATCCATCCAATTTAAATGGCAGTGGAATTATTTCATACGATACGGAAATAGATGGTACGCCGGTCACATTGACAACATTTAAGCAGTATCAGATTAAGATCGGTCTGATCGGAGGCAACTCGGCGATCGTACCTAAGGTTGCTGATCTTCGAGCAATTGCGTTGCAAAAATGATGTACGAAAAGACCGAAAAGGCGGGATTGCTTCGAGACACGTCGTCCGGTGGTATCGTTAATAACGATGACGCCGCACTTAAAGCGTATAAGTTAAAAAAGGAACAATCGCGCTTAATTAAAGAAAATAATGACAGGATCACAAAGATAGAGAATGACATTTCTGAGATTAAGAAACTTATCTCCGAACATTTATCCAACAATTGATGCATATGAATCTTTATTCAAATCAATTAAATTATAAATAGTACCATGGCATCATACGCAAACTTATTCGTTGATCAGGGTGCGGACTTTTCGACCTTCGTCGATATCGAGGGTGAGGACGGCACGGCTCTTGATCTTACGAATCTTTCTCTAAAGGGTCAGATACGTAAGAGTTATGGATCAAATACTGCATTTGATTTTACAGTAGTTAAGACCGATGTCGCTGGTGGTCAGATTCAGATCACTCTTGATTCCGATACATCTGGATCGATGTCGATAGGTCGATATGTTTACGATGTATATGCAGAAAATACAAGTGATGATCGAAGATTTAAGATCATCGAAGGAATCCTAGAGATCGTGCCCCGTGTTACTCGATTCACGTCTTAATAGAAGTTGAACTCTTAATGTCAGATGTCAAAGCAAAAATCCGTGAGTCATCAAACCCGACCTCTGCTACGGTAAGTACGATAGAAGAGAGTTTGAGTACAAGAACGCAGTCTGCTTTTGTAATTGCAAAAAAACTCGAAGAGTTCACGGACATAAACACAACTTTTCTCGATGATGGATCTGTGCTCGTCTACAACGAACAGAGAGATGAGTGGGATACATTAAATGAACTCCGCGCACAGAGTATAGATGCCGGCGAATTCTAACAAAACCATAAGGAAGGACAACAAAAGTGTCTAACATTATTCGAATCAAACGTTCTGGAGTATCGGGTAATCCGTCAACTCTTGCGGCCGGCGAACTTGCATACTCGGCGGCAGACGCATCGGTCGTACAGGGCGGTGATCGGCTCTATATCGGTTTTGGTACCGAGACGAACGGTAATGCTGCAGAACACATCGTTATCGGCGGTGAGTTCTTTACCTCGATGCTCGATCACTCGAAGGGTACGCTGACTGCGGATTCCGCACTGATCGTCGACTCGAACAAGAAGATCAACGAACTCAACGTCGATAATATCACGATCGACGGTAACACGATCTCGACGACCGACACCGACGGTGATCTGGTTCTGAGTCCGAACGGTTCGGGTAAAGTTTCGATCGGTGGTGCATACAGTCTTCCGGCAAGTGACGGATCTGCTGGTCAATTCCTGACCACCGACGGTTCGGGTAATCTTTCGTTCGGTACAATCACCACGACGTTTACCGTTACCGGCGACACCGGAACGGATACGTTCGATACAGGTGAAACACTTAACTTCTCGGGTACCGGGGCGGTTTCAACGACCATTACCGACAACAACGTTGCGATCTCGGTTGCGAATGCGACCACGAGCGGCAAAGGTGTTGCATCGTTCAACTCAGACGACTTTGATGTATCCTCGGGTGCGGTATCACTTACGACGGTCAACTCGAACGTTGGTCAGTTCGGATCATCTTCGAACGTTCCGGTCATTACCGTTGACGGCGAGGGTCGTGTCACTGCGGTCTCTACTCAGAGTATCTCGACATCGTTTACACTGTCCGCAGATTCCGGTACAGACGACACGTTCAATAACGGCGAGACACTTACCGTTTCTGGTGGAACCGGTGTCAGTACCACGGTCGGTAACAACGAGATTACGATCGACGGTGACGACGCAACGACCACCTCCAAGGGTGTCGCATCCTTTAGTTCGGACAACTTTTCAG